GGCCGCTGCCACCAAAGCCGACGCAGGCACTATTACCAATTACATGGGTACCATGTATGGCATTTTTAAAAACCAAGCTAATGCTATGGGTAAAAGTCAGTGGGTTGAGCAGCTAACAGGTATGACGGCCACAGCCGTACAAGCGTTTAAAACAACAGGCGCTGAAATGTCATCGGCGTTTACATCAATTGGCGCTGAAGCAACAAGCGCCGGCATTGGTATTAACGAGCAAATGGCCATACTAGGCACATTGCAAGCGACTATGTCGGGCAGTGAGGCGGGTACAAAATATAAATCGTTTTTAGCCGGTGTAGGTAAAGCGCAAGACGCCCTTAATTTAAGTTTTACTGACAGCCAGGGCGCTATGTTGCCAATGGTTGACATACTAAACCAAATTAAAGGCAAATATGGCGAAACCATAGACGTAGCCGAGGGCGACGAACTTAAAAAAGCATTTGGCTCGGCCGAAGCTGTTGGCACTATAAAATTACTAATGAACGATATTGATGGTCTAGGCCAATCAATTGATTCGTTAGGTAACGTAAACGGTATGCAACAAGCTGAAAAAATGGCAATGAGCATGACCGACCAAAGCGAGCGACTAAGCCAAAGCTGGTTTGTTATTCGCGCTGCGTGGGGCAGTGCAATACTCCCCGTATTTAACGACTTTGTTGGTTTAATTGCCGACATGGGCACAGGCGTAGTGGCCTTTACCGAAGAATTTCCAACGCTTACTAAATATATTGGCTATGGCGCTGTTGCATTACTTGGTCTTGTTGCTGCAGGTGGTTTATTCACGCTCATAATGGGCGCGGGCAAAATGGCTATGGTTGCATGGAGCGTGGGTGCAATGGCGTGGGCAGGTATTAATGCTGCGCTTACATCGGGGTTAAGCGCCTTAAGAGCTGTAATGTTTGCGGTAAACCTTGTGATGTACGCCAACCCCATTGGCTTAATTGTGGCTGNGTGGCCGCTGCGGTTCTTGCCGTAGGCGCTCTGATTTATTACTGGGACGATTTAAAAGCAAGCTTTGCCGATATTAGTTGGGTAAGCGTTTTGCTTACGGGCCTTGAATACGCATGGAAAGCCGTTGAAGTGTTATTTGCGCCAATATTGTGGGCTATTGAACAGCTAGCTGATTTAGCAGGCATTGAAATAGACACTAGTTTTGAGGGTATAAAAGGCTCGTTAGGTATTGATGCGCCTAAGCAGAGTAATTCAGCAGCAACCATGCCTAGCATTGCCGCAATAGCACCCGTTAAAAGCCGTGTTGAACGCGGTGGTATTACCCAACAAATAAGCAACGCGAATCAGCAAAAGTCGACCAGTGTTGGCACGGTTAACGTTTACCCAGCCAAAGGTGAAACCAATTATATGAACTTTGTTGAGATGCACTCATGAGTATTTACCGCGACTTACAAATATTAAATGGCGATGTGGTATTAGATGCCGGTAACAACCCAACGTATTTAACCGATCGTGACGTAATAGCCCAAGACATAGTGCACGCTATTTTAGACACCGGCCTTGCAAACTTATTAGTAAGCGATAGAGGAACCAGCGTTACTAACGACACCCAAACAAAAATAAAACTATTGGTAGAGGATGACGTTCGCATTATGCCAGGCACGGTTCAAGTTGAGCAAAGCGAAATTAACAAAGGCCAGTGGTGGATGTACGCACAAACAATAGACTTCGGTGAAATTTCATCGTTATTAGTAGAGGCACAATAAATGGCTGATGAAACCCCAACAATTAATTTTACCCGTATTGTAGAAAATGCAGGTATTCCTACCACTGAAGACGGGTGGAAAACCCTATTTAAGCAAGACGTAGAAGCGCAAGGTAGCATTATTGCGAATGACTCTATTTACTCACCTTTTTGGCGATTGATTAGCGCCATTGTGGCAAAGCCTGCAACATGGATAGTCAACAAAGTATTAATTGAAAAAATACTCCCCAACTTATTTTTGCAAACGGCCACCGACAGCGACTTTATTGAAGCCAAAGCGTGGGAGCACGACCTAACCCGCAAAAGTGAAGAACGTACACAAGGCAAAGTGCGTTTTAAACGCGCAGCAAATCTTGGCCCTAGTTTACTCATTAGCGCAGGAACGGTAATACAAACTGATGCCATAAACGGGACGGTTTACCGTGTGCTAACTGTTGATAATGTAATACTGCCAGAAAACCAAAGCAGCATATTAGTAAATGTAATTGCAGAAAACGCAGGTGCCGCACACAACTTAGGCACGGGTTATTATCATATTTTACCTGAGTCAGTCACAGGAATTAGTAGTGCAATAAATGATAGCGATTGGATTGATGTACTTGGGGCAGACGCCGAAACAAACCAAGATTTAAAATTACGCACCCGCAACGCATTTACTGCTGCAGCGCCTTGGCACATTGATGCTGTTTACCGCGCAATGCTTACCGAGCGAAGCGGTCTAAATACCGATAATATATTTTTTGAACATGATGCACCACGAGGACCAGGCACGGCGAATGCCTATATTTTGTTAGACACAGGCGAGCCAAGCCAAAGCTTAATAAACGACTTAAATGAATACGTTATGGCAAAAGGCTACCATGGCCACGGCGACGATCTACTTGTGCTTACTATGCCAAGTGTTGATGTTAGTGTAGGCCTTACGGTCTACCCGCATGTTTACTTACTTGATGATGAAGTAACCGCATTAATTAGCAATATAGAAAACTTTATACGCAGCGCATTTAGAGAAAACACCGACTACGTTGTAACACGAACTGAGCCGCAAACACGCTTTAGCTTTAGCCGCTTAGGCCAAGAGCTACATAAAGAGTTTGAGGGTATCGACTCATTAAGTTGGCATCAAATCGACATTACCAACCAGAACAATGTACCGCGTTTAACCGTCCTAAGTATCGAAAACGGTAACGATGTATGAGCATTGACTGGCAAGCCCTAACAAAAATGCCGTACTGGTTGGCGCGCCCAGCCAGTGAGCTAGACAAACTACGCAAAAGCACGGTTAGTTTTTGGTTGCGCCTAAGCGACATGCTTGCATGGCCGGCTAAACAGCTCGACCCAATGTCCGCAGAGCTCGAAATTTTACACCTGTTGGCATGGGAGCGTGACATAACCCAAATACCAAACGAGACCGAACATACTTACCGCATACGCGTTAAGTATGCACTGCAATTTGCTAAAGGTGCAGGCAGTAAAAGTGGTTGGTATTACATGTTTGAAAAACTCGGCACACCGTGGATAACCATTGACGAGCGCATAAGCGAAGCCGATTGGGATGTAGTGAGCCTGCAATTGCTTGACTCAGACTTAGCAGAACGGAACAAACTTATAGACAATATTTGCAGGCAGTACGGGCGAACAACACGCCGCTACCAATACGACACTATTGCCAGCATGCCATTAATTGCACCACCAAGCGACTTTGCATTAGACAGCCTAACCGGCTTTGCAAAGCTCAGTGACGACTTGAGCCCAACACTAGGACTCGCGGTGATGGACAACGAATCATATTTTATTATTGCAACAAATAAACAGCTTATTAGCTAAAAAGAGGAATTAACATGGCTTCAATAATTACAATCGCAGGTGAAAAACTTTTTGCTGCTAAAGCGCAAGCTAATGAGCAACTAGACATAGATACGTTTATTTTTGCGAACGTACCAGAGCAAGACGCAACCGCACCCATTAACCGAGAAGAAGCTTTACCAACCGATCACGTAGTGCATCAGCAAATTGTGCAGCAAGTAGGCCGCATTAACGACAATGTGGTTGTTTACTCAACCGTGCTCGACAGCATTATAGGCCCATTTGAATTTAACTGGGTAGGGTTGTACTCATCAATTAATAATGCTTTGGTAGCGATTAATCACATACCTACTACCCCAAAAACAAAAACCGAATCAGGGGTTGCAGGTAATACTTTAAACCGCAACTTTGGTATTGAGTATTCGGGTATTGCGGAATTGACCGGTATTAGTGTTTCACCAGAAACATGGCAGTTAGACTTTTCTGCGCGCTTAAGTGGTATGGATAAGTTAACCCAGCAATTAGCGGAAGATTTAAATGGCAAAGACTGGTTTATTGATGATGGGTTTAATGTAACACCACGCTCAACCGCTAATACATTTAGAGTAGCGCCGGGAGTTGGTTACGTAAGTGGACTGCGCGTAGAGATAAAAGAAGAGCATATATTAACGCTGCAATCCTACCCACAATTTGTTTACGTTGACACTTACTTTGATGGTAACGCATTAAGCCAATGGTCGCCTCAAGTAGTATTTACAGTATCAGACACAGAAATGGATGATTACGTTGATGTAAATGGTATACAGCACTTCGTGCTTAAAATTTCAGTCATTAGCGATGTGAATAAAGTTGATGACTTGAGAGCTAGCTCTAAGGTAGAAAAAATTATAGATGACTTAAAGAAAAGTCAGAATGATATTATTTGGAGTATTGAGACTCTAGATTTGGTAAAGGCAAGAAATGATTTAAAAGTAGGACAAAGAATAAAGATATCAGATAGAAATAATTCTGAGTTTGAAGTTAAGCTCAGTGAAGGTTTAATAAACAATGACTTTGATACAATACAGTGCACACTTACCCCAGAGCTATCGCTAGTTTTAATTGATGATGACGGTGATATAAGAAACTATGGAGGTAGAGATGATTATTCATATACTGAAGGTACAGGAACTAATAACAAACCGATCATAGATTATCTTTACGATAAAAAGCCAATTGAGATAAAGCTACCTAAGTCAGAAGAGGGAACCGGGGTATATTTGTATGATGGGTTTAGTAGTAAGAGTGATGCATCGGGGGTTTCAATAATAGCAGATGAAGGAGTTAGTTTAGCTAACTATCAAGGAAATAGCCCTCTCTGGATAAATGGCCTAAAAGTTAATAGAGAGATAGCATCTTACAGATTAGATGGTAAATACTTTACACATATGGGGCCTAATGTTTATACAAAGCCATCAGAGCAACAAAGTATTGGTGGTGCATCAATTGGTAGCTTATATACCCCGTATAAAATTAATTTAACTGAAACTAGAAATTACACATTAAGTAATTGGCCGGATGGAGAGTTGGTAGCTGCAAGCCCTATTTCATCAACAGACGTTGATATAAACTGGGGAGCTATTCCTAATTTTAACTTTTATTTATCAGCTATTCCTGTCTCAGTAAAAGATCATATATCCGCGCATGTTAGTAAAGGTGCTGAAAGACCATGCGCATTTGTTGAAACAGATCATGGATGGGTTATTATTCATAGTAAAAATAACTCTGGAAAGATACAAGTAAGTGAGAAGTTTAGAGAAGTAACAATTCAGAAAGATTTTACGGAGCTGGTTCTAAATGAATCAACTTATAATATGAATAATGCAGCGATAGGCATTATTATATTTGGTACAAAATCGTTTGGTTTGACGTTAAACGGAATATTAATTAGACGGATAGATACTGAAGGGTCAATTATAGCAGCAGGATGGGGAGCTGGGTTTGAGGCAAATGCTGCATCATTATCAATATCTAGAGCCAGTTATTTCAAAGGAAAAAAAACAGTAGGTATAAAGCCTCTTAAGATAGTGTGTGTTGGCGATTCAACAAGTTCGGGGCAGCTGGCAAGTTCTCAATATGAATATATGAAAAAACACCTGACAGGGACGTGCGGAGCACAGGTGCTAGAAATGAAAAATTTAGCTATAGGTGGCCAAGTATCAGCGCAGCAGTTAGCAATATTAGAAAGTACAAATATAGATAATTTTGATTATTGTTGCATACAAATTGGTATTAATGATGTTCAAACAAACTCAGGCTCTTTAGCTTTAGCTTCTAATATCGAAGCAATGATTGATTATTGTGAATCGTTAAATGTAGTGCCGATAATTGGATTGCCGACAAGCTTTTATTCTCAATTAAGTGCAAAGCAATTTGGGCAAGATGGCCAAAATACGGGCCGCTCTGATGAAGTCGGTGTTTTCAGGAATGTCTTACTGCAAACATTAGCGGATCGTGGTGGGGTATTTGTAAATCCCTCTGTTGTAGAAGATCAAGGTGCTGTAGTTGCTGCGTTGTTGGATACTGAGCTAGACCCAATACTGAGCGATAATATACACCCAAGCGCATTTGGTAAAATGCTTATGGGGTATAGCTTTGCTAAATCTATTATTGGGCATGCAACAGGTTCAGATTCTAAAGGTGGCCTAGTAAAATCGCCCTCGGACTGGTGGACAGGTGAAGCTGGTAAAACAGCGGCACCATTATATAAGGCAAGTGCCGAGAACATTCATTGGAGTTGGTTTTTATCTACCGATAATGAGACTTTTAGTAATGGAGATTTGATAGGGAAATTACCTAGAAGGTTTTGGCCGGAAAATGATTTTTATGCTCAAGCAATCAATACAACTTCTGCATCGGATATTCCTACAGAGCAGCCTAATGCAATATTACACTTTAGTAAGGAAGGTCATATAAAGGTTTTTAATGTTGACCCTGCTGCTGTATACATAAGTTTTAATACATTCTATGAGTTGAGTAATTAAATGCTGACTCTCAATTCATTCTCAATCATCCTTAAATCACTTCGCATTACGGCAAGCCTTGAGCTTGCCAGCGAAGATGCAAGCGGCCAATCATCCAGTACCGACCAAGCTGAAACCGGCACTAAAGCTAAAAAGCTGATAGTGAGTGGTTTATTGCCCTTCTCTAATGCTGATCATTTAGCTGAGCTGTTTACTTTAGCCGAAGCAACTGAAAGCGGTGCGCGTTCTATTTATCGTGTAAGTAACCACACGGCCAGTGCGCTGGGTGTTAAGCAAGTGCGCTTTAGCAGTAAAATTGAAGCGGTGGAGCAAGAAACCACACGCCAATGGGCGATTAGTTTTACGCTTAGTGAATACCGATCAGTGCCGCAAAAAGTGGAAGAACGTACACCCGATGCAACTGCCAATGTGCAAGGCGGTGATACTGGTGTTCAATATGCAAATATTAGCCAGCATTTAAACGAAAACTTTGCTGCACTGAGAACAACATAATGACGACGGCTAACGCGCGTTTTATATCACGTGTTTATGTCAACGATTCAAAAGTCGATATGAAAGAGCACTGGATAGTACTGCAATCATCAACACCAGGTACATGCCAAATTACGGTGAATCAAAAGGCTGTTAAGTTAGCACCGGTTGCGGTTGATTTAGGGTGGGGTGATATGGTCGACCGTGTATTTAGTGGCTATGTTGAACGTGTAATGCCAGCAGTAAATGGCTGGTATACCCTATTTTGCCGTGAATGGGCGGCATCACTTGCTTATAATTTAAGTGTTATGCTGCGCCACCCAACAATGCGCCAGGTACTTGACGAAATAACTAATCAAACAGGTATAGAGTTTGTTATACCAAACGCTGCTTATGTTGATACGGCCATACCGTGTTTTTACTCTGATAGTTCAGGATATGCCATGTTAAACAACATAGGACGCGCTTTTAAGATTAACGATTTTGTCTGGTATCAACAGGGCAATGGTAAAGTTTATGTGGGCAGTTATGCTGATTCGTTTTGGTCTGATAAACCAATTACCATAGCAAATGGTTTAATGACTGATCATCAAGCAGGAAGAGC